CTGTCTATATTAATGATGGTGCTAATGATATTTACTTAATTAAAGATGCACCTATTCCAGCAGGTTCATCACTTCAAGTTCTTGATGGTGGTGCTAAATTTGTTGTTCAATCTGGTGATGCTTTAAAAGTAATATCAGATACAGCTTCATCTTTAGATGTTTGGGTATCAACAGTAGACGCAATTTCAAGTTAAGGAGATTTAATTAATGCCTTTCATAGGAAACAAACCAACAGCAGTTCCTTTAAGTGGTGATGACATCCAAGATGGAACTATTGGATTAGCTGACTTATCTGCTACAGGTACAAAAGACAGCACAACATTTCTAAGAGGAGATAATACTTTTAATGCTCCTAGTGTTGCAAGTTTATCAACAGCAAGTGGTTCTGCACCAAGTTATTCTGCAAGAGCATGGGTAAGTTTTAATGGAACAGGAACTCCAGCAATAAGAGCAAGTGGAAATGTTAGCAGCATTACAGATGTTAGCACAGGAAGATATAAAGTTAATTTTACAACAAATATGGAAGATACTAACTATGCTGTTGCTATTGCTTCTCAACAAGCAAATAATAACATTAGTCAAGTTCATAATGTAGAAGCTCCTAATGTTGCTTATGTTGAATTTCAACGAAAAGAAAATGACACAAATTATGATTCTCCATACATATTTGTAACAGTAATTAGGTAAAAATTATGGATAAAAGAATAATATATAAAAACACAGATGGTAGCATAGGAATAATAATTCCAACTAACTGTGGTTTAACAGTTGAACAGATTGCACAAAAAGATGTTCCAACTGGATTAAGTTATAAAATTGTAAACGCATCAGACATTTCAACAGATAGAACTTTTAGAAATGCTTGGACAATAGATGATGCAGAATTAACAGATGGAGTTGGTGCATGATAACTATAGATATTTCAAAAGCCAAAGAAGTTTGGAAAGATAAAATTAGAGAAAAAAGAAAATCAGTACTAGAACAATTAGATATTGATTTTGTTAAAGTACAAGAAACATCAAGCGACACTACAGGTATTGTTGCCGACAAACAAACTTTAAGAGATTTACCACAACAAGTTGATACAGCTACTACAGTTGATGAAATAAAAGCTGTATGGAATAATATGTTAGGAGATAAATAAATGGCATATATAGGTAAGACACCAGTAATAGGAAACTTTCAAAAGTGCGATAGCATAGCTGTCGTTAATGGTCAAGCTGCATACACCTTACAAGTAGGGGGAACAAATGTTTCTCCACAATCTGAAAATCATATGCTGGTATCTTTAAATGGTATTCTTCAAGCACCTGTAGATTCATTCACAGTATCTGGTTCTACCTTAACCTTTGCTAGTAACCTAGTTACTGGTGATGTCATAGACTTTGTAATGATATTGGGAAATGTATTAGACTTAGGTGTTCCATCAGATAATACAGTTTCACTTGCTAAGCTAACAGCAACAGGAACTAAAGATGCTACAACCTTTTTAAGAGGAGATAATACTTTTGCAGAAGTACCTGCTGGTGGAATTACAATGGCAGACCAATGGAGAATAACTGCAAATCATACAACAAGTGGAGCTATTACTTCAAATTGGGAAAGAGTAGATAATACTGGTTGGGGTGGTATTGGAACTGGAATGACAGAAAGTTCTGGTGTTTTTACTTTTCCATCAACTGGTGTTTATTCAATCAGATTTACTTGTCAAGGTAATGGTGTAGATAATGATAATATAAATGGATATATACAAGTAACTGTAAACAATGCTGATTATACTGATGTAGCAAGAGCTAATTATTCAACAACGGCTGGAGAATTTAACGCATCATCTACTGAATTTTTATTTGATGTAACTAATGTTACTACACATAAAACTAGAATGAAAGCTGATTCTATTGATGCTGGTTCAAATGTAACTGGTAGTACGGTACAAAACGAAACTTTTGTAACATTTGTAAGATTAGGAGATACATAATATGAGAGATTATTTACAAGACGCATTACACACTTTTAATGGTGGTAATTGGTATGGTTGGAAAAAAGAAGATGACAATGGAAACAAAATTCCTAACGAACATAGAATGTGTTATGAGTGCATAGAGATTATTAAAGATGGTGCTACTATGCCAACTAAAGCAGAAGTAGATGCAAAGATTGAAGAATTAAAACAAGCTGATGCAGATATGACAACTAAAAAAGCATCTGGCAAACAAAAACTTTTAGACTTAGGTTTAACTGAAGAAGAAGTAAAAGCATTGATAGGAGTATAACCCTATGGTGTTTTCCTACCGAAAAACAAAATATCAAATCGGAGATTTGCTATGGCTTTAAAGTTCGCAGTAAATAATTCATTAAGTGCTATCACTAGCTTACCCTCTGGCATATCTGGTGGTGCATTAAATCTTATCTCTACCCAAACAGCAAGTGCAAGTGCATCTTTAGAATTTAGTTTAGATGATAGCTACGATAGTTACATTTTTAAATTTTATAATATACACCCAAGTGCCAATACATCTGCTATTCAATTTCAAGGTAGTACAGATAGTGGTAGTTCTTATGGTGTAACAATGACCTCAACTATTTTTACTGTATTACACACAGAAGATGATGCAGAAACTGGTTTTACTTATCAAGCTGGAGATGATATTGCACAAGGAACAGGTTTTATGAAGTTACATAGACATTGTGGAATTGATAATGATATGTCGCAAAATGGAGAATTGACTATTTACAATCCTAGCAGTACAACTTTTGTTAAACATTTCATGTCAAGGTTTAGTGGTAGTTGGCATGCACCTGGAGAAATGGAAAATTTTACTGCTGGATATTTTAACACTACCTCAGCTATAACAAATATAAAATTCCAATTTAATTCTGGCAATATAGATGATGGCATAATCAAAATGTATGGAGTATCTTAATGCGTAACACTTGCAAAGGAGCTTGCTCATGGCACTAGTTAAGCACAACAACAATTCAATATCTAGCATAACTACTCCTGGAAGTCTTGCACAAGGTAAGATGACTTTAATATCTTCTCAAACTGCAAGTGGTAGTGCCTCAATATCATTTACAAGTGGAATAGATAGCACCTATCCAATATATCGTTTTGAATTTATATCAATACACCCTCAAAATGATGCTTCTATATTTTTATTTCAAGGAGATACAGGTACAAACACTAATTACAATCAAACTATTACTAGCACTAATTTTTACGCAAGACATGACCAAACAGGTGCTGTAGGAGAAATTAGTTATGATGGTGGTTCTGACCAAGCACAAGGTACAGCATTTCAAAGAATAGGAACTGAAATTGGTAATGGTAATAGCGAAAATGCTAGTGGATATTTACAAATCTTTAATCCATCTTCATCAATATTTGTAAAGCATTTTTTAGGAGATATTCAAAATTTTGAATCAAATGGTTATTCTTTTAGGGTTTTTTCTGCTGGGTATTTTAATACTACTACTGCATTAACAAGATTTCAATTTAAGATGTCATCTGGCAACATAGATTCTGGCACAATAAAACTATATGGAATAAAAGGAGATTAATGGCTTTAATTAAACTAAACGACAGAGCAGTAAAAGATGTAACTCAATTTGGTTCTATAAGTTCATTGGGTAGCTTAACTCATATCTCAACTGCTACTGCTAGTTCTAGTGCTAGTATAGAGTTCACATCTGGTATTGATAGTACATATAAGGAATACATTTTTTATTTTGTGAATATTCATGCTGGAACAAATGATACATATTTTTCATTTAATTTTAGTACAGATTCTGGTTCTAATTATAATGTAATAAAAACAACTACTTATTTTAATGCAATTCATCAAGAAAATGGTGCTTTAACACAATTAGCTTATAAAACTAATCAAGATTTAGCACAATCAACAAGTTTTCAAGGATTTTTTGGTGGTGCAAATATGAATAATGACAATGATAATGCTTTAGCTGGATATTTACATTTATACAATCCATCTTCAACAACATTTGTCAAACATTTTAATGCAGTTACAAATCATATTACTACTCAAGACCCACCTTATTTAATTAATTCATTTGTTGCTGGGTATGGCAACACTACCAGTAGTATTGATGCAATTCAGTTCAAAATGGATAGTGGAAACATAGATAGTGGTCAGATATTGCTATTCGGAGTAAATTAATTTATAAGGAGAATATTATGCACAAATTAGTAAATGGAATACAAGTACCTCTAACACCAGAGGAAATCGCACAAAGACAACAAGATGAAATTGCTTGGAACAATGGTGCATTTGATAGAGCTATGGCAGATTTAAGACAAAAAAGAAATACTTTGTTATCTGCTAGTGATTGGACACAATTACCAGACACTACATTAACAACTGCTGAAAAAACTGCTTGGATGAATTATAGAACTGAACTTAGAAATATTACAAATGGATTAACAACTGTTAAGCAAGTTAATTCTGTAGCATTTCCAACTAAACCTGCTTAATGTCTTGTAATAATGTCAATCCAATAACAGGTGGAAGTACAGTTGATGACATTCCATTTTATTTAGCAGTTCAACAAGGTAAAGTTCCTGGTTACTCTATGGTTAATAAATTTGGATATAATTCTAGTATTGGCTCACTTTCTTTTGAAACTATTTGGGAAACAGGAAACGACTATCCTTGGCAAACAGCTCAAGCTACTCTTGATGTAGTCAGTGATGATACTGATGACGATGTAGCGGGAACGGGTGCTAGAACTTTAAGAATACAAGGTTTAGATGGTTCTTATAATTTAGTTGAAGAAACTGTTGACATGGATGGAACAACTACAGTTACAACCACACAAACTTTTTTAAGAGTATTTAGAATGTCTGTTGAAACAGCAGGAACATCTGGAAATAATGAAGGTACAATTACAGTTACTTATACAGGTGGATCTGATGTTGCTGCAACTATATCTCCAGGTAATGGTCAAACTTTAATGTGCTTATATACCATACCTGCAGGTTATACTGGTTATTTATTATCAAT